AAGTTCGATGCCGAAGCCCTCCCAGCGCTCCGGGCCGCCGACGGGCCAGGTCCCGGCGCCGTTGTGGTGATTGAGCGCCAGCGCGTAGTGCTTCTCGCCGCGCGGGCTGATGTAGCCGTTCTCGGCGACGATGACTCGGGCGCCCGCCGCCTCGTACTGTCGGGCATGGTGAAGCGCGTGCCGCGAGCGGTTCCAGATCAGCAGGGCGTCGTCAGGATCCGGCCGGGTGCGCGGCGCCACTTCACGGCGGTAGCCCAGGCGCTCCAGGCCGGCGATGAACTCATCGCGGCGGTAGTGGCGCTCGGGGCGAAAGAGCGTGCAGACGGCGGGCAGGGCTAGAAGCCCCGATTGACGTCGTACTTCTCGCCCATGATCGAGCGGCCGCCCGTGCCGGTCGAGCGCGCGCCGACGGGGATGTTGCTCGAGTCGCCGCCGAGCCAGAAGCCGATCAGCTCTTGCACCACCTGGGGGAACCGCGGCGCGTCGTCGACCTGGCGGAACTTCTCGACCGAGACGCTCCCCGCCTTGATGACCTTGTCGTAGTTGAAGGTGTTGGCGACGTCCTGCAGGGTCGAGCCGTCGACCAGCTGGGCCGCGCCCTCGCAGCAGGCGTCCACCAGGGCGAGGGGGACCGACTCGGGGTCAACCGGCGTCCCGTCGGGGTAGTAGAGGCCGGTGCGCGGCCAAGCGTGGGTCTCGTAGCCGTCGGTCTGGGCGCCCTGCCAGAGCTGGCGGTCGAGCGTCCGCGTCATCGAGACGAGCGCCTGCGACTGCGTGGTGGGGTCGGCGGCGTTCCAGGCGGTCGCGGTGATCTGGGCCGCGAGATAGGCCTGCGCGGTCGGGAGGTCGGCATAGACGTCGTAGTCGACGCCGTTGATGGTCACCGTGGGCATGGGGGCCAGCCTCCTTTGCGCGAGACTCGGCGCCGCGCGACAGCTGCCGCCTTCGTATCAGAGCAGCCCTTGGCGGCGTAGTGGGCTTCCCAGGCGGCGATGCGGGGCGACTCGTTCCGGTAGGCGTAGCAGTCGCCGAGGCCGCCCATCGTCAGTTCCGGCCGAGCTCGAAGTGGGGCCCATCGGCGAAGCCGCCGGCGGCCGCGTGCGCCTTCGCCATGTCGACGGCGTGATCGCCGGGGATCTCGGACAGCAGCTTCCCCCAGACGCCGCCCCACGTGACGGGCGTGGCCAGCTGGATCGAGGCCGCCTTGAAGGCTGCGGCGATGGGGTAGATCAGCGCCCAATCCCAGACGAACTTCGAGCCGTCCCACGGGACCGCGTCGACCGCGCCGCTGAACCCGATCTGCGACTGCGTCGGCTCCCAGCCGAGCGACCCGTCGTTGATGAGGTGGTGCGAGTGCATCGTGTGGGAGGCGCCCGACATCAGCAGGGCGTGCTCCTCCGCGACGGTGCGCGACTGCTCGGCGGTGAAGCCGAAGTCCTGCAGCGAAACCGCGATCGCTGCCTTGGCGACCGCGACGAGGCGCGGGTCGACGTGGGTGATGAAGCTGAGCGAGCGGGCGCCGAGGGCGAACGTCATGTCTGGACCTTGATGACCGAGGAGGAGGTGCGGTTGCGGCGCTGGGGCGGCGCGCCCTCACGGGAGGCGGTGTTCTGCGGCGCGCCTGGGGGCGTCGGCGAGGGGCCGGGCGGACGGACGTGCCCCGCCCCTTGGGCGCCTTGGTCGCCGGCGGTCGAGGGGTGGGGGGTCGGCTTGTCGCCGATGCCGTGGGTCGGATAGTTCGGGTCGGGCTGGTGCTGGCCACCACCAGGTCCGCCGCCGCCGCCGGGCTGCGGGCCGCCCTCGGGCCCGCCCTGGCCGTCGGGCCCGCCCGTGTTGACGCGCGGGACCAGGGCCCGCTGCATCGCCAGGCCGGCGAGATCGTCCGGCTCCTTCGAGAGCCCGAGGAGGTCGCGGACGTCGTTGATGACGGGGTCGCCGGGTTGGATGATCGCCCCCGCCTGCGCCATGTTGGCGAGCGCCATGGTGACGCTCTCGACGTCCTTGAAGGCCACGTCCTCGGTGTGGAGCTTCGGCATCAGCGCCATCGGGAGGGCGTTGAGGGTCCAGATCGCGCCGACGAAGTCGCGCCGGTAGGCCTCCGCGAGGTCTTTCACGCAGCCGTCGACCATGAGGTAGAGGTTGCGGGACTTGTCCTCGGAGAGCGACTTCGAGCCCGAGCCGCCGCCCTGGCCGCCCAGCAGCAGGGACTCGACGCCGATGATCCGCGCCATGTCGTGCGTCAGGCGGTCGATCGCCGCGCCGACGTCATGGAAGCCCGTGCCGCCGCTGGTCAGCAGCTCCAGCGACCACTTCATCACCTGGGAGACGTTGTAGCCGTCGGCGTTCGGGCTGGGGTAGGCGGCCGAGTCGAGGAGGAGCGAGCTGTCCTCCTCCTTGACCTGCATCTGCAGGAATTTCTCGATGCCCGCGATAGCGCGGTCGGCGTCCTCCTGCGTCATCTGGCCGTTGACGACGCGGTTGCGCAGCTCGTTCAGCGGCGCCCGGCCGACCGGCAGGCCGCGAAGGTCGCGCTCGTAGCCCATCCCTTCGAGCTTGAGGTAGCGCCGCAGCCGCTCGCCGGGGTCGACGAGGTGACGGAACAGCCCGAGGCCCTCGGGGCTGTCGGTCATCATGTCGTCGACCAGGTAGACGACTTTCTGGCGGGGCAGGAACAGCAGCTCGCCGTTCTGAGGCCAGCGCTGCCACATCCCGACGATGGTGCCGTCGTCGGCCAGCTCCCAGCGCTCGATGGTGTGCTGGGGCCGCTGCTCGACGTCCGCCATCCCGATGTGGCCGTCTTCGCGCCGCTTGGCGATCCACTCGTGGATCCCGAACCCGTGGAAGCGGAACATCCCCGACCGCCTGACGATGCGCGACCAGCTGGTGTTCATGTCATCCATGCAGTCCTGCACGAACTCGGCCAGCTGCTTGGCCTCGTCGGATGATTCGCCCTTGCCCAGGTCCTCGGCCGGCTTCACCGACCACGCGGGCGCCGCCGCGAGATTCATGAAGAAGCGGATGCCCGCCGCCACGATCGACACGTTCGCGAGGAGGTCGGAGGCGGTGCGGTAGCGGTTCTGATAGGCGAGCCGCCGGTCCTTCTCGATGTTCTCGACGAAGCCGCCCCAGACGGCCGTGCCCATGCGGCCGGCTTCTTCGTAGGGCCGGCTCGGCGGCGGACGGACGAGGCCCAGCAGGGCGCCGAAGACGTTCGACTGCGGACGCGCGTTGATCGTGCCGCCGTACCCTTGGGCGGCGCCGAGCCCACCGATGCCGGTGGAGCGGGTCTGGGTGCTTTGAGTGCTGGCCATCAACGCCCCTCGGGAGACGCCGCGCAAGATGCGGCGGTTCGGCCTTCGGCGTACCCACTAGCGCTGCCCCGGTGTTATCCGACTGCCGGCCCCGCGCCCTGATGCCGCAGCAGCTCGGTGATGGCAACCACCGCGAAGACCGCGGCGACCAGCAGCGCGAAAAGGAGGAACTCGCGGAGCGCCTTCAGCGGACGACGTCGGTGAGCCCGGCGGCCTGACAGGCCTGGATCTGGCGCTTGCCTTGCGTGAGCGTCGGGAGGCCCTGGAGGTAGAGCTTGCCCGTGCGGCCGTTGCCGCCGGTCAGGGGCGCGCCCTCGTCGACCCGCAGGCGGACGGTCGGGCCGGTGTTCGTGAAGTGGTGGTTGGCCATTGCTCGGTCCCTCCAGGCTCGGATGGGGCGCCGCCGGATGGCGGGAGCGGCGACGCCCCTGGCAGGCCGAGCAGTCCGCAGACGAGCGAGCTATAGCAGATTCAGTCGTCGTATCCAGGCCTCGGTGTCTCGCGCCCGTAGACCCTCGGACCCGCCACGCCGTCGTCCATGTCGACTTTCTTGGGGATAAGCCGCGCGAAGGCGCCGCTGCAGGCGTCGGCGATGTCCTTCCGCGCCGCGCCGGGAAAGAGGCAGAGCTCGTCGAAGAACTCGGCGTTCCAGGGCGCGATGACGTACCACACGTTGCCGTTCTCGCACTGAGCGCTGAAGGGCTCGGCGCGCGCGACCTTGTCGCCGATCTCGCCAGTGATCCGCACGTTGTAGCCCGCCAGGTCGGAGCTGAAGTCTTCCTTCTGGACCTTGCCCGCCTGCCCCGGATCCTGGGGGAGGGAGACGCCCGGCTGGGGCTTCCAGCCCGCGATGTCGTCGGCCGCGGTGCTGTTGATCGTCTTCTTCACGACGGCGCCTTCCTTCGCCAGCACCTTGCAGTCGCCGATGACGAAGCGGCCGTCGACCGCGCGCCCCATCAGGACGCCGGCCGAGCGCGCGCCCTTGAAGTCGGTCGCCTTGCGCCGCGTCGCCGCGAGGTCCCAATGGCGCCACCACAGGACCATCTGGGGCAGCTCGTGCCGCTGGAGGCCTCGGTCCTTGAACCACTCGCGCTGGAACATCCCGCCCTCCCGTGGCGCCGGCCGCTGCTGGTACTGCCCAGCGTAGGCGTAGGAGCCCATGATCCCCTTGAAGTCTTTCTCGACCTTCGCCCGGCTGAAGCGCTCGGGGCAGAGCAGCTCGCCATCCTTGGCGCGCGGGTCGCGAAACCAGGGGGTCTCGCAGCGCCGCGAGATCAGCTCGCCCTGCTTCTCCTCGTACTCCTCGAACTCCATCGGGAGGCGGAGGTGGACGTAGTCGCCGCGCTCCTTGTAGGGCCCGAGCCCGACGATGAAGCCCGAGATGTCGTTCTCGTGCAGGCGCTGCATGATGACGATGATCGCGGAGTCTTCCTGGGAGTTGAGGCGGTTGGTCGCCCCCTCCTTGAAGCGCCGCACCGCGCCCGCGCGCTCGACGTCCGACTCGGCGGTCTCGATGGAGTGGGGATCGTCGACCAGCAGGCGGTCGCCCCGCTTCGAGGTGAGCGAGCCGAAGGGCGAGCCCTCGCGGGATCCGGTGGCGGTGTTGGAGAAGCTGGTCTCGGCCGCCCGCTTGATGACGACGTGGGGCCAGAGGCGCTGGTACCACTCCGACATCACCAGGTCGCGCATCTTGCGGGTGTCGCGCTTGACCGCGTCCTCGACGAAGGCGGTCGAGAGGTAGCGCAGCTCCGGGCGGTGGCAGGGCCCCCACTCCCAGGCGGGCCAGAGGACGCTGACGAGCAGCGACTTCATCGAGCCCGGCGGGACGTTGATGAGCAGGCGGGTGATCTCGCCGCGCGTGACCGCTTCGAGGTGGGCGCAGATCGCCTCGACGTGCCAGCCGTGCACGAAGGGGGTGCTCGGCTCTAGGACGTGCCAGGCCTCTTGGACGAAGCCGTAGAGGCTAGTGGACCTTTCGCGGGTTGCCTCGTCCCGGCGCTTCTGGCGCTCCGCCCGGATCTCCACCAGCGTCGGCAGCGCCGACAGCGGAAAGTCGCTCAACGAGGCGTTCGAGGAGGTCCAGGTCAGCGTCGGATAGGCCAGCTGGGTCGATGCGACCGGCCAGCGGTGGCGGCAGAGCGGGCGCCTGGGGCTTGCGACCCCAACCGCGCTCGCCCGCCATGTTCTCGAGGTAGCAGCGAACAGCCCAGCCCTCCCCGCGATCGACCGCCTCGAGGAGCTTGAGCTCAGCCATGTCCTTCCGGTTTTCCTTGATGACCCGGATGGCCTCGGCGACGACAGGGTACGTGTCACGATAGCGCTCCACCGTGTGACGGTCGCAGTTCAGCTTCGCGGCCGCGCCCAGGATGACGCCGCCGGCGGCGCCGAGAGCCTCGATCACCTGCTCGGGCGTGAACAGCTCATCGTGCTGGTTAGGCATTGGCGGCGGGTTCCTCGGCGTCGAGGCGGTCCAGCTCCGCCATGCAGAGGTCGATCAACATGCGGAAGGCGATGCCGCTGTTGAAGACCTGAAACTTCGCCTTCGCGCGCACCATCAGGGCGAAGAACTCCTCCCAATCGGCGCAGCGGGCGACGTAGGCCTGATGCTTCCGCGCCGCTTTGTCGATGCGATCCATCGCCTCGGCGACCACGCCCGCGTCCTCGGAGAGGAAGAACAGGTTCATCTCCTGATACTTGATCGAGAGCCCCAGGCCGGCGAGCTGGATCTTCGCCAGGTTGCCGACCACCGAGTCGTCGAGCCCGCTGTAGGACTTCGCCGTGAGGTCGAGGCCGGCGTAGAGCTGCGCCAGGGTGGCCATGTCGTCCTGGCCCACGATGGCGTTGTGGCTGAGCTGGATCGCCTTCTTGCGCTGGTCCGACAGCCGGGTGGTGATGATGATGCCCGGGCAGGGCAGCTCGGCGTCGACCGCGGAGTCGCGGCGGTGGTGGCCCGACAGGATCTCCAGCTTGCCGGTGTCGGGGTCGCGGTAGACGAGGAGCGCCGAGGTCGCGGCGCCGTCGCGCTTCATGTTCTCGGTCAGCTGGCCCTGCTGGGCCGCCGTCATGAATCGCGCGTTGACCGGCTGGCCGTCGAGCGCCTTCAGCTCCTCGGGCGTGAAGGTGACGATCTCGGTCTCAAGGGGTGGCCAGTTGCCGCCCTCCGCGTCCGCCCCGCCCGCCGCCGGCGGCGCTCCGCTGGTCTTTGACCCTGATGTCGCCATGTGTACCCCACCACCAATCGAAGGCTTGCTGCGGCGTCTCGTCGAGGACGTCCGCGCCGTACTGGAGCTGATAGCCCTTCATCGGCGGGACAGCGTCGCGCCGGGCCAGCAGCTCGAAGATCCCGCGATACTTCATGCTGACGGGATGGTCGCTGAAGGCCGTGGTCTCGACGAAGTCCAGGTGCTCTAGCAGCGTCGACTCGACGCTGGCGATGATGGTCCGGTTGAGCGCCAGACGGGAGATCAGCTTCGACCCGCGAGCATGTCGTCGAGATAGATGAAGAAGTTGCAGCGCCCGGCGACGGGAGCGATCGACTTCTTCAGGTAGATCGAGCGGATGTAGCCGACCAGGGACAGGTCGAGCGGCTTGAAGATGAAGGGCTGGCCGATGCTCTCGCTCCGCATCACGTGGGCCTCGCCGGCGGAGGCGTAGAGCCAGT